CTTGATGCCGCCTACGAAGTGCTTCACCGACTCGAAGCCGGACGTCAGACCTCCGAGGAACCCGGACATAGCAGCCTTGCCGGCTGCCGCCAGGGCTCCGCCGAGAGCGCCGAGAGCGCCTGAGATCTTGGCCGGCCACGTCTTGACCTCTGCCATGACCTGGACAGCGGCCTCGCCGACTGTGGCGACCATCTTCGTGAACGCATTCTTGGCGCCTTGCCACAGAGCAGACCAGTCGATCTTTTTGAGATCCTGCGTGATCTTCAGAGCCAGCGGACCGACGCCGGGAACCATGCCGGCGATCTGATCCCAGAACCCTCCACCCTTCGGCCCCGAGAACGGGTTAGCGCTTCCGGTGATGTTGTTAGCGGTGCCCTGCGCGCCTTTGTTGGCGGCAGAGTTGTCGCCGCCCAGCTTGATAAGGGCTACGAACTTCGAGATCCTGTCCAGGTTGTCGGCCAAGTCCTTGAAGACGTTGTTAAGCGCCGGCAGCGTGTGTAGGACAAACTCGGTGATCGCGTTGAAGAACTTCGTGATATTCGCAGCCATGTCCGGGCTAGCCGCCAGCTTGAGGCCGGCTTCCATAAGCCTGCCGACGAATGCGCCGACCGACTCCAGCACCGGCTTGAGTCCTTGTACCGCTTTGTCGAGGATCGAACTGTTCGGGATGTCTTTGCCCCACCAGTTCTGAGGCTTGTCGATCTTGGCGACCCATCCTTTGAAACTGTCCGCGGCGCGGGTCAGCATGTTGCCCAGTCCGGGGAGGTGGTCCCCGACGTCGGCGATCAGCCGCACCATGCCCTCGGTGAACGAGCGGATGCCCGGAGCGAGGTTCGTCAGCATCGTGCCGATACTGTTGGTCATCCGGTCCATGTCTTGCATGACCGGGACCGACGTGAGCGCTCGGGTCACTCCGGTAGCCATATTGACTAGCCCTTGAGCGACGAACGGAAGGCCGCGCTGGAGCACCGGGATCGTCCCGCTGAAAGCGTCGACCATCTGCCGGAACAGCGGGGCCAACCCCTTCTCGAAGACGTTGTTGATCGGCTCCTGTATGCCCTTGACGAGATCGCTTAGACCTTGCTTGGTCTTACCGCCTTTGCCGGTGATAGATGTCAGGATGCCGCTGTCGTCCAGCGCTTTCTTGATGCCGCCCATGCCGAGCGCGAAGACTCCTAGCGGTACTGCGACCGCGGTGATAAGCGCCGGCAGCGAGACGAGAGCCGTCGACAGCAGCGCCAACGCGGGAGCCAGCAGTCCGACGACAGCAACCGCGATCAGAACCGTCTGATCCTTAAGCGCCGACAACCCGCCGAGTAGCCCGGAGCCGCCCTCGCTGCCACCCTTGGCAGCGTCCCTCCAGAACTTCGCTGTATCTTTAGCCGCCTGATCCGCCAGCTTCGACTTCAGATTCCCGACATTCTTGAGGATGTCGAAGCCGCCCTTTTCGTCGATCTTCAACTTGATAGGGGTGAGGGCAGCAGCTTTCTTAAGCGCCTCGACGTCAGCGAGCATCTTCGCCCGCTGGGCAGTTGCCAGCTCGGGGTCCAGCTCGATCTTCTGCTTGGCCCCGCCGATGGCGTCTTTGGTCATCTCGGCGATCTCGCGGCGGAACTGCTCGCCCTCCGCGGTCACCGGGATCTTGAGCTCGTTGGCCTTTTGCAGCGCCGCCATCTCGGCGATCATGCGCTTCTGAAACAGGTCGAGCCCTTTGGTGTCCGCCGAGACCTTGACCTTGGCGTCCATGTCCTTGGTCGCTGCTTCTACCTTCTCGCGGAACTCTCCCAAGTCTTTGGGATCGACCTTGACTTCAGCATGTAGCTCCCGGTCAATCGCCTTCAGTCCGGTCTCTAGCTCCTCGCGGAACTTGTCCAGGTCGGGGACAACGCGAATCGAGATCCGGCCTACTTCGCGGCCTTTACCACTAGCGCCAGCCATCGACCCCTCCGCCCTTTAGTTCTTTCCGTCGCTTGATCTGCTTGAGCTTCTGCTTGGCGATGAACGCGAACGAGTTCTTGTCATCTTCCGTCTTAGCTCTTTTAACTTTGTCCGGTAGCGGGTAAGGCGTAGGCGGGGCCGGCTTAGTCTTTTTAGGGTCACTGTTGACCAGCGTGATAATGTATTGCAGCACGCGGATAGCGTCGAGAGTCGCCACCTGTATGTAGCGCTGCTCGTCCCAGCCGCGGAATTGCGGACCGCCGCGTACTGCTGCTACGAAGTCCGACTCCATCGGGAGTTGTTGGACGTGGATAAGCGCCCACAGCGGCGAAAGAGGTTCGACGTCCGAGAACAAATCCCTCAAGTCGATACCGAAGTAGCGTTTGAGATCGGGGACTAACTGCTCGCCGTATCCGTCGATGACTCGGGCGAGCTCTCGGCTTCCGGGAGTTGCGTCCCGCTAGTCCACTTCTCGATCAGCTTCATCGACACCGCGAGGTCTCCGTCAAGATCCTTCAGCAGCTTCGTCGCATTAGTGGCGACGGCCTTGATGATGACGTCGACATTGGCGATCAATTCCTCGACCGACGACTCCTCTTTGTTGATAGCGTCGATAGCCTCCAGAACGCCCGCACGAGCCTTTGCGTTCAGCCGGAGTATGTTCTTGAGGACGGACTCTGTTCCGTCGCTCAGCGGGATAGTCAGGGGCTTGTATAAGCGGTCTGCCTCCTCGCGGAGGGAGTCGAGAGTAAATGTGCTGGACATAGCGAGCCTTTCAAGTAGTAGGCGGGCACAGAAGCGGCGGGCGGGGAGGACTGAAAAGGCCCGCCAAGGTTCCAGTCCTCCCCTTTCCTGACACCGAGCGGATCGCGCTCAATGTCAAGTCTCGGATCAGCTAAAGAGCTCTGTGCTAATCCAGTCGTACAGACGACGCGAACCGAGGTTCAAAAACGTCGCCATAATCGGCAAGCCCGCGAAGTCGTCAATCGGCAGGTCGACGGAAGCGTCACGCTGCACCGACGCCTTCGAGGCGTAGAAGCCGAGGTTGTCATCGCCGTCAACGATCACGACGAGGAACGACTTCTCGATTGGGTTGAACACGCCGTCGACCCCGAAGATGCCCGGAGTGGTGCTGGCGTCGGCGCCGAAGTACAGCTCCAGCGTGTCATTGTCCCACTGCTCAAGGATGACCTTGAGGTGGTCCTCGACCGGCGCGCTCGCGCGCACCTCGCGCAGACGCTCTTTCTGCCAGGTTCCGCGCATCTCCAGCTTGCCGCCGTCGAAGCCGAACTCAGGCATCTTGCCCCTGCTCGTGTGGCCGATGTTTTTCCAGCCGTTAGCCGGGGTTGTGGTGAGCGAGGTGACCGCGGGGGTCGTGCCGCCCGTGAAGCTGCCGGTGGCGGTGACGGTCAGCGTAGTGCCTTGCAGCGCCTCGCAGAACGTGACGGTAACGCCAGTCGGCAAGGTGCCGCCGACAACGGTGTTACCCGCGCCGACCGCGGTGACGGCCTCAACCGCGGCTTGGACCTGAGCGGCTGTCGCGTTGTAGGGAATAGCCGATGTAGGCGTGCCGCCGACTGTCAGCGTGAAGGTTCCGGCAGTAGGTGCTCCGGTGATGACCACGGTGATGGTCTGGCATCCGAAGGTCTCGGCCACGAAGTTGTCGATGTCCGAAGGGGTGGGGGATGTCGCGCCAACGCTGTTGACGTAGACAAACCCCTGTGCGGCAACAATTACCGCATCGTCGTTAAGTGCCATGAAAGTAGATCTCCTGTTTTGTGGGGGTTTGTCCCCGATGAATGGCTATTCGCCGTAAACGATGGCGGCGACTCCCGCCGCCCACCTGGCCGGCAAGTTTATGTTCGTCTGTGCCCAAGTGAACTGACCTGCGTAGTCGGCTATCTTGTAACCCGCCCACACGATGCTTAGGTGGGCAGGGTCGTTGGGGTCGTTGCCGAAGCCGGTGAACCCGTCACCTGGGGCCGACAAGATATTCCCGAAGCAGACCGCACCGCCGACCACGAAGGCCGGGGCGTTCGTCATGGCTGTAGTGCCTGACGAGACAGCTAGCGACGGCGTAACGCCGGTTGCGGATATGCCCGTGCTGGACGCTCCAACGGTAGGCGCGGGACCTAGCCCGCTGACCTCGAACACAAATGCACCAGGCGCGAAGTTTGACCCTATGCCCCAATCGACACGGCTGCCCGGTGGGCAGTTGGGCAGAACCCAGCCCGTGTAGAACACGTCACCAGCCGGGGATACGAGGTCTCCTGTGATGATGCCGTCGTAGCCTCGGGTCTCCCAGATCCGGTAGGCTCCCGGTACGGGAGACCCGTTCAGGGTAGGCTCGCCCATCTCCGGGTTGCCGAAGTTTCCCGGTGCGGTGCCCGCAAGGGCGATCAGCGTGTTGCCCGCGGTCACCTGCGAGTGCAGCAAAACCGGGTTAGACCAGTAGTTCTCCCATCCGGTCTGAACGATGCGGATCGGAGGCCGGACAGTAGGCGGCGGGGGTGGTGGAGACGGCGTAGGGCCGGGTAGTTGCTTCGGGCGGATGCCGAACTGGATCAACCCTTGGATACGCCAGCTATCCTGAAATAGCGAGCTGAACTGCGTGGCGCCCATCGTTTCTTTGATCGAAGACAGGTTGCCTTCGTCGGTTACGGTCTGCCGATTAACGGCGTCGTACAGCGCTTCGAGTACATCCTCGTAAAGCTGCTCCGTTTCTGGCAGGCCGACATCGGTGTAGACAGTGATCTCCATGACCGCGGTGCCTAGCAGGCCCGGTCGGTCAGGATTGCGAACGCCACCGAGGCGGCGAACTTCGATCCACGGGAAGATCCGATCTTCAACGCTGGGATTCCAGGTGTAAACCCGGTCCCCGACGCTCCCGTACTCACCCGTGAAATTGGCGGCTCGCAGGATCGGCAGGAGGATCTTGGCAGGACGGGGTAGCTTAGACATTAGCGCTTACCCTTCCGAGGTCTACCGGGGTCTGAGTGGCCGCTGGTGGTTCCGGCGGGAACAAAGTTGAGCCCGCTCAAGCCGGCAGACAGTGTGAGGATGTAGAGGCCGTGCGGCGCTTTGGTATGGATATGCCCGAGGCTTCCCGTCTTGCCGAACACACCCGAGGGGGCGTGGCCGAACTCAATCGACATCGGGTTCAAACCCTCCATGATGACGAACGAGTCCTCGTTGTGCTCCGGGTCGATGCCCTTCTCTACGACGATCTTCGTCTCGTGCGGAGGTGACTCGTCGGGGTAGATCTTGTACCAGTGAGTAGACGCTCTCGCCGCGGTGAGGCGCGTGCTAGCCTCTTTGCCGACTTTCTTAGCCTCCTCGTAGAGCTCGTCTTTGACCCCGCCCATGTGGGCGATGATCCCGTCCAGAGTTTTCTTGTCGTAGTAGAGCTCGACGGCCATTAGAAGCGCTTGATCTGGTAAGACAGGTGAGCTGTCCGGGGGGAGGAGTTGTGGCGGGTAGCGAAGCCGAAGATTGCCCAGCGGGCACCGTTCCACACGATCTCGGACTGCGGCCCGACGTAGGTCGTGAACGAGCGCGGGAAGCGCATGTTGTAGGACTCTTCGGACTCGAAGCCCTCGTTGTCCTGCTCGGACCGGCGCTCCGACGTACCAGACTGGTTAAGCGTCTGGAATCGGGCGAACGCCGAGGTGGGAGTAGTCGACGGCTGCCGGCGGATGTTCCCATCGCCGTCAGTGACGACCTCCTCTAGGTAGATCGTGATCGGCTCGTAGCTATTACCGCCGTCGAGCAGACTCATGTCACCACCAGCCTGTGTAGCTCGGCCATCCCCAGCCGGCCCAGTCGGGCAGGTTGGACGGGACGGCGACGCGAGCGACCGGCTCTAGCACGATCATCGCCACCGAGGTAACGCCGAGGATCTCCCACTCAGTAGGCAGGATCTCCAACTGACCAGCCGAGAGGTTGTGCGCGAGCTGGTAGGTGTAGGTGCCGTCCGTCTCCGATATAAACCCCTCGGGGTTGCGGGCCAAGCGAAGCACAGCTTCTGACTCGACCTGCTTGACGTCCTCGACGTCTATCGTCGGGGGGTCGGCGGCGATCTGAGCGTCCAGATCGGTGATACGGCGCTTGAGCAGCCGCTCGACGTCCGCGAGGCGGGTCGTGATCAGCGTGATAAGCGCGGTGTTGCCGGAGACGTCCCTACCGAGTCGGTTAGTGACGTCCGTGGCGGAAGCGTAGGTTGTCACGTCCCCTCCTCTGAGCTATTCGGCTTCGACAGACTTAACGGCGGCAGGCTTGCGAGCCGGCGCGTCCTTGACCTCTTTCCAGAGGTCGGTGGCGATCAGCGCGCGACCGAGCTCAGGCTCGACCGATGCGTAGCCGTTGTTGATTGTGTGCTTGATCTTCATGCGGGTCTCCTATTCGAGACGAGGCCGGCGCCGAAGCGCCGGCCCCGCTCAGATGTCAACGCGAATCAGGCGGTGACGACGTTGGTCAGCTTGACGAACGAGCCGGCGTCGTTAACGAGCACACCGAACTCCGCCTCGACCAGAACTGCGACGAGGTTGTTCTGCCACAGCGACACAATGCCGGAGCCGTCTTGCGCGGCGCTCAGGTCCAGAGTCGCCTGGTTGGACACGTCGTAGGAAATCCCACCGATCTGTCCCCAGATGACCTGGTTGAAGTCGCCCATGTAGCCGACCGTGGTGCTGGCGGCAACGTGGTCGCTCAGGTAGGTCGTACGACCCAAGACGCGACCCGTGCGGAACACGCTGTTCACGTCGTTGTAGGTCGGCTCCAGGAACAGCGGACGCTGTTGCGCGTCGGTCGCACCGTTCAGGATCGGCTCAGCCTTGTTGTCGAACAGCACGCCGTTCCACTTACGAGTGTGGCCGGTCGAGTCGTTCTCGGCTTGCAGCAGCGACAGACCGTTGTTCAGAGCGGTGTACGCCTGCGAACCCTGCGCGATGCCGTTGCTGGCGCCCAGCGGGTCAGCCAGAGACACGCTCTTGCTGGTCTGGTCGATGTAAGCACCGAACGGAGTCCCGGTGCCGTGGATCACAGCGGCGTCGAACGCCACGGCGATAGCCTCAGCAACGCGGTCCTTCATGGTCTGGAGGTAGTTCAGCGGGTTGGTACGGATGACCTCAGCGCTCTCCGCGAAGATCGTAGCGATCTTGTGGGGAACGATGTCCTGCTTGGTGAAGCTACCTTTGGTGACTGGCTTCTGCCCACCTTCAGAGACCCATCCGGCGGTGACGTTGCCATTCCAGTGCGGGATGCGGAGACCAGTCGGTCCCAGCGGCACCTGACGGGCGATCTGCTGAATGATGGACGTGCGATAAATCGCCTTGAAGTAGTCCTCGGTGACCTCGGGGAGCAAAAACCCCGAGAAGATGGAATCCGTCTGCTGTGCGACAGTAGACGGAGTTGGCACTACGGCCATGTTGAATATCTCCTAGTTGGATGATTAACGGGGTGGCCCGACGAGCTGTGTCAGCTTCGCCAGGAGTGGGTCTCCGTTGAGCGGGGGAACCCCGTTCCCGGAACCCTGCGTGGAGTCCGTAGCAGTAACCCGACCTGTGGAAATCCCAAACAGATCTTTAGCCTTGTCGGCAGAGGACCGGATAGATTCCGGGTCCGCGCCAGTGAGAATCGCAGCGAAGTCCAGTGCTTTCGATTCGGGGTGAATCGACTCGACCGCGGCGTGCAGCTTCTCTGCGTATACCCAAGCGTCACCCAAGTCGGCGCTCAGCGCGTCCATCTTGGATTGGAATGCATTGGAAACGGCCTCGGTAGTTGCCCTCTTGGCAGCCTCGACGGCTTCGTTCTTTTCTACGCGGTACTTCGCAGCCTCGTTACGAAGCTGGTTGACGTAGCTCTCGCTGTACGTCTTAGCCACCGGGGCAGCGTCAGCGGGTACGTCAGTTGTGGTTACGTCTTCAGACATTGTTTCGCCTCCAGCGAAGTAGGAGCCACCTGGGCTCGCTTAGGGGTGAGTTACGCGGCGAGTGCCGAGAACTCGGTCATGGTGATGTCGCCGCTCTTGAGTCGGCGTCGGAGCGCGTTCAGCGTCTCCTGATTCAGGGTCATCTCTTGCCCTTTGTTCCGCCCCGAGGGGTGAACGGTAGGGTCGTTGTCCTGAATACGTCTTGCTTCCCTGGTAGCGTCGTTCCATTGCTCCAGAGCCCGGTCAGCGGCCTCCTGGCCGAACCAACCTTCGTCCTTGAATACGGGGACTACCTTGCAGTCGCAGCCGGCGTGCCACTCTTGCATGTGGTCGCTGACATCCTCGCCGGCAGCGATCATCCGCTGAGCGGTGTCGTCCGGGAGATCTAGGCCGGCCTTGTCGGCGCCGAGGTAGACGGGGCCGCGCGAGACGAGCATGAGACACCAGGCGCATGTGTAACTGCCGGTGGCGACTCGTGCCCAGCCTCGGATGACCTTCTCGTCTTTAGCCTCTTGGGCCTCTACGATGGGGTCGTCGTTTGCTACTGCGTGGATAATTTGCTGTCTACCAGCGTTTTCTACTTCACGGACTGCTTGCAGTCCGAACCGGGCAAGCGCATCTCGCGGACTGTCCTCCTGGGACATCTTTGCCCGTGCTGGCTCCATGTTTCTAACGAACACATGGAAGTCTGAGCCCTCCAGGGGCCGGGGGTTGATCGGCAGGTCCGGGTAGACCTCCGCGCGCTGAGAGTCGTAGAACGTCCTCCCGAGGGCGGAAGCCTGAGCCCGTGCTGCCACTATGGTCGGCCAGATCAAGCTGAGCAGGTTCAGCCATGCTGACGGCGACATAGCGGGGCGGGCCATAAACCCGCCCAACTGTGTCACATACCGCATTACCTGAGCCGAGATGTACGCCTGTTGGGCGGCGTACTCGTTGGGATTCACTTACCCGCTGGCTTGGCTGCCGGCTTGGCTGCCGGCGCGGAGCCGGCTGCCGGTGCGGCAGGAGCCGATATCGGGGCGTCGATCACAGCACCGAGCGGACCTGCGGTGTAGGCGCCGAGAAGCCCTTGAGCCTCCTCTTCGTCCCACGTCTTCATCTCTTCGCGCTCAGCGATTGTGTAGCCCATGTCTATCCTCGCGCGCTCGCGCGGGATCACTCCGGCGCCGTTGGCGTACAGCTTCGAGGCTGCATCCGCCTTGGCGGCGTAGGTCGGGGTGCTCGGGTCGCTCCAGACGGACTCCATGCGGTGATAGTCCGGGTCTAGGTCTCCCACGCCGTTCATCACCATGTAGGCGATCCGCATAGCGCACTCCCACGCTCCGCCGAAGATCTTGGCGTAGCGCTCGCACGTCTTTACCAGACGCATCTCCGACGCCTTGATGGCTTCGGCAGACGCCGGGTTCTGCGACGAGTAGCTGAGGTACTGAGGCGGCAAGCCTGTATAGGCTGCCGCTTTCTTGTCGAGCTGGTCGAGAGCCTCGACGTAGTTTCGGAGCTCGGCGGCGTTGAACTGAACTGCCTTACCCTCGGGGTCCTCGAACGCCAAGATCCTCGCCATATAGGCGTCGTACTCAGCGCGCCCGGTCGTCGGGTCCACGCCGATCTGACTCGGCGCGACGCCGAACAGGATGCGCTGCGGGACCGCCATAAGCTCGGCGGCAGCCTGCATGTCCATCAAGATCCGCGCAGCAGCGTCGGTGATCGAGCGGAGCTCCGGGGTGATCGCGGACGTGCCATGCAGATCCGACAGGAGCGTACGGGCCGGGACCGGGACAACCGGGACGATGCCGAGGTTGTGCTCGACGTCCTGAATGATCGTCCACTCGCCCTGAATCCGGGTCCACGCTACCGTCCGGTTGGGGAGGTACAGCGTGGCCGACGTAATCATCGTGTGACCGTGGTTCGGCTGGTAGGCCGATCCCCAGATCCCGCGGATAGCCTGTGTGACCTGGCGGGTACGCGGGTCGATCTCGGCGTACAGCGAAGTCGGAGACTCGACGCGGATGATCGGCACCGTAGGGTCGACCATCTTGTCGTTCTTGTCCGGAGCGGCAATCGTGATGTACGACCGACCGTGAACCAACGCCTCGCAGAAGCCCAGCGGGGCCTCTACGTCCAGGTCGTTGGTCTGCCACCAGTCCCACAGCTCGTCGTCCGCCTGATCGGCGTTGCCGAGGCGGAAGCCCTCCAGCGACAGTCGCTCGGTTATCGAGTCGACAAACAACCGGGGGTAGCCCACCGCGGCGAGCAGCTTAGCCATCTCTGGCGGGACAGAAACGCCGAGCGCTTCTGGCCGGTGACGGGCGTGGTAGTAGTTCGTGTTCTCTGACAGCCAGCCGACTCGGGACGTGAACAGACTCAGCATATCGTCGCGGGCTTGCTCAATCGTGATCGCCGGTTGCCCGGTGGACAGATACCCATACGGAGCTGCGGGCTGGCCGGCGAACGGGCTGCTCATCGGATAATCACCGCCCCGCTACTTCGATTCTTTTTGCTCATGAGGTAATCCTGTCTCGCACCAAAGGCCAACACGCTGCAAACAGCGGCGTCGATCTTTTTGCTGCTGTCTTTGCTAGCTTTCCTGATGGCAATCGCGTCGTAAGTTGTCGGGTGTCTGCGGGCGTTGAGAATGTGCTGGCGGAGGATCTGGTTACCGTCGTGGACGACCTCGCGCTCTATAACGGCGTCGAGCATCCGTTCACAGTCAAATGCGAAGCGCTTCTGCTGCCCTCTCATATCGAAAGCGATAGGAGAGTTAGGGCTGGCTTTGACCTTGACTTTCTTGCGGAAGTCCTCGCCCCACTGGTCGACGTACGCCTCAAACTCTTTGACGTCGGCGCGGAATGCTACGACGTCGTACCGCTCGAAGGCGGAGCGCACAGCGGCGTCTACGTCGTCGCGCGGGACCTCTTCGTCGGGGTACTTGGCCGGATTCCAGGCGTGTAGCAGGAATAGGCAGCCGTCGCTGACGCGGCAGGCGACCAACGCCGTCCAGTCGTTCGACTTGGAGCCGTCGAAGCCCATCGTGATCTTGTCACCGGGCTTCAGCGCGAACAACGGGTCAATCATCGCCAGCCGGTCCCACTGACTCGGGGTGATCCACGAGTCCTCGTGGGCGTTGACCTGGTTGAGGAACTTGCGGCGGCTCTCGACCACCGGGTTACGGACGTCGAGCACCGACTTGACGATCTCATCGACCGGCAGCCAGTACGAGTCGCCGCGGGCGACCTCGATACCTTCGCGGAGCCGCTGCAAACCCTCCTCGTAACCTTCGGGATCTTCTTTCTCCGAGGGGATCTCCGAGACGGGTGTGTCAGCCGGCGCCTCTAAGGCGTCGTACAGCTTGCCGACGTCTACGGCATCGCCCGATGCGATAGCCTGGTAGGCGTCGTAGTCGCGCTCGGCAACGGTGTCCAAGCCGGGCACGTGAGCGTTGCAGATAGACAGGGTGCGAGCACCCGGCATCTTCGTGACGTTCCCTTCGATGACCTCTGCCATCGCGTGTCCGTCGTTAGCCTCGCCGCTAGGGCCGGCGCCCCACCACTGAGTCTCGTTACGGATGACCAGCGTGGGCCGGTTGCCCTCCATAGAGGCCGGCGCCGCGGTGACGGCTTCGATCTGACCGCCGCAGGCGTAGATCAGGAACTTGTGAGTCTCCAGGCTGTAGTCCTGCTTGAGCTCTTTCGAGATCATCACGGGAAATAACCTGAACGTGTTTTTGGTCTGATCCTGGCTGACGGCGGCTATCTGAATCCACGGCGCGTGCCGTGGCTTGCCGACCGGATCTCCGCTGGCGTCGAAGTGGCTGAACGCCACCGGGCCGCAGAGCTCCACAAGAGCTACCGCTGCGACGAACGGGTCCTTGCCCCATCCCTTCAGCCGGCGTAGGACGGCCTCGCGGTAGGCGTAGGCGCCGGTCTCATCGACGGCGTACCACCACAACGCGAATCTAGCTTGCTCCAAGGTCGGCATAAACGACTCGCCGGCATGATCGCCGCCGGGCGTCTTGAGGTACTTGGCCCACCAGTTGAGGATTCCCCAGCCGAGAGTCTTCTCGGGGAGGTGCCAGCCGCCTTCAGCGGTACGCTGCCAGGTCGGTCCGGTGATGTGAGGTGGTGTCGGCGCAAGCTCGGTCACGCCGACCTCCTAGTCAGTATCCGATGTCGTGGGGCAGGGATTGCCCGACCGCGATGATGTCGTTAATGACCCATGTCATCGCATCCCAGTAGTGAAAATGCGGTGCGTTGCCCGCGGCGCCAAAGAACTTGATCGCGTTGATAGCGGCCTCGGTGCTGCCGATAGGGCGGAACAGTCCGCCGCCGACAGACACGACGTCGACAAATCCGGGCTGCATGATGACCTTAAAGAACGAGTACTCGGTCTTTCCGACCGATGGCATCGACGTCCAAGGGTCGTCCCCCACAGGAGCCGTACCGTACAGGTCCCCTTTGTTGTTGAACGAGAGGATCGTGGGACGGCCTAGCGGGGAGATGACGTCGGTCTGCTCCTCGGTCAAGTCCTGCGGACCGCCGATACCGCCGGTCGTATGGCCGTCCAGCTTGCCCGGAGGCGCCAGGTTGGCGAAGTCGTTACCGTGGGAGATCCCCGGCGTTCTCAGCGGATCTCCATAGTTGTAGATGGTGTAGATGTAGTCTTTGAGGTAGTGCAAGTAGCCGGTCTCCGGCAGGACGTCGATACTCCACCAAAGATCGGCGGCGATGGCGCCTTGGCTCCATGCGACGACCTTGATCGGCGGGTAGACGCCCCACACTGAGAAGTACCAGTCAGCGAATTGCTTGACTCTGCTCCCGAGGTTGTGCTGGCCGATCTGAGCTGAGGGCCACATAGGCGTGGTAATCGCCGGGTAGCCGATGCACTCGGTGTACCACAGGCCGTCCGCGGCGTTGATTAGACCGCCGATGGCGCCGGAAGCAAATCCGGCCCACCAGCCGTTACCGTCGTCGGTCAGCGGGACTGGCGGGAACGGGGCACCGGGGTAAACGGTGCCCTCGACCGCAAATACGCCTCCAGCGGGCCTGTAGGGCATCCCATTGCGACTAGCGCGGATCACCGGCCACAGGCCCGAGGTCATGGGAGAACCTGCACGGCCAGGACTAGGAGCACGCAACCGGCGATGAACCAGATCACTTCCCGACCTCCGAGGGAGGAGTGCCGTCGAATCCTTCGGGCCACTTGCGGAGCACGCCGGCCATAGCGCGAGCTGTCTCCAGCTTCGCCGGGTCGGTGTCTGAGATCAGCAGCTCCACCTGGACCCGGAGATAGTCGTGGAGATCCCACACGCGGCCATCGCTGGCGATGTAGCGGGACGCAACCTGCTCCGAGGTGCCAACGATGTGGTCGTAAAGCGACACGGTAGCCGGCTTAGTGCCGTGCATGAACGGGATCGCCTTGGTGCAGTGTCCGAGGATGGTACGAGCGCGGACGTAGACCCATCGCCACGGCAGCGGGTTGCCGGCTCCGTCCACGCCGTTGTCCGCGTTATTGACGTCTACGTCGGCGGGCATTAGGCGGGAGGTGGGACGTGGGCCAGAGCCGACGCGGCGAACCCGAGGATCTCCTCGATCTCGGTCACAGTCGGGATGTACTTGTCCAGGCCGGGGATGACGTTGGCGTGCTCTTGGATGAACGCCAGCACGATTCCGGTAGCGACGACAACCTGCCCCGTCTTGGAGGCGATGGTTTCGAGCTCGTGAACGCTTGGTAGGTGGAGGGCCATTTTGTTTGCTCCTAGATCCCGAATGGGTGTTGAATGAGGTGTTGCAGGTTGCCGAACAGGGTGTTGATCACCGAGTTGATATCGCTGGCGATGGTGGTGCTGACGTTGCCGATCTGTCCGCCGAGGTTGGTCACTATCGAGTTGGTAGCGCCAGCCACGTTCTGTGCGGTTGTTTCGATCACCCGGTCAGCCTGCGAGACTGTGGTGGTCACGACGTTGGCGATGTCGGTGGAGAGGCCGGACACGACGCCTTCGGTCAGCGCCTTGGTGATCCGCTCTAAGTTCTCGGGAGAGGTCAGCTCGTCTAGCTTGGCTTCGAGCCGAGCGCCGAGGCGGTCGACCACGTTCACGTCGAACCATGTCGTCAGTGCGTTTACGGTGTTGGTCACAGCGCTCCTGTCTTGCCGCGGTCACCCGTGGCGAGTATGTGGTCCCTGAGCTCGGCTACCGCCTCGACTAGGGTTTGTCCGCCGAGGCAGTTCCACCGCAGCGTGAGCTGGTCGTCAGCGGGTCCTACGGGGGTCGGGACGGCTACAGCGAGCTCCACGACGGGCGGAGGCGGCGGAGGGGCCGGCGTGTCGCCGCCTATCTGCGGCTGGTGATCGACGCCGAGGTACTTGGCGACGGCGTAGGCGAACACATCCCAAGGGAAACCAGGCCCGACGTCGGTATGAGTGCCCCAGTGCAGCACGTCGGTGACGTACTGGTGGTCGGAGATACCCGGCGTGCCCGCGGTGTACGGAGGAGCGACGACCAGCGTCGGGATGCCGTACTGCTGGCAGTCCTGAACCGCCAGGTAGGCCGCGACGTCGATAGCGTGGATCTGCTGGAGCCACTGATCGCGCGTCCACGACGCGCGGGAGCCGGCGAAGCACAGGTTGATCGAGCGGTCGTTAGCGTCCCCAACGGACCACGCCGCAGACTCGGTGCCGACGACATCGACCACGGTGACCCCGCCATCGGAAGCCTGCGAGATCGCGTAGTGGTAGCTGACCTCGTTGGCCGGGTCGGCGAGGTAGTGCGACAGATCCTCTGCTGCGGCGTCTCCGCCGCCGCCCTCTTGGGTGTGGAGCAGGAACAGGTCGACCTTGGTACCGGCGCGGTCCTGCCAGCTCGGGGACCATACCGGGAACTCGTTGTATCCAGGCTTGTCTGTCACAGGTTCCTCCGGTGGTGGTAATGGCGGGCTTCCGGTGCCAGCGGCGATCAGGCTGTCGTAGAGCGCTTGGGCGTCGGGGATGCGCTGGTCGTATCGGTCCGGGTATGCGCTCTGTTGGACTTGCTGCGCGTACCAGCCGGGGGACGGGAGCTCGGAGTTGTAGTCGAGCTTGGCGAGCCGGGAAAAGAACAGAGCCGCGGACTTGTAGGGGTCCATGCAGGTAGCGGCATCGCCCCACCACCAGCCGTTTGTGGTGTTGACCACTTGCTGCTGGAATAGGCCGACAGACTCTCCGTTCGATCCGATAGCGTCATGGCGAAGCGCCAGCGAGGCGGGGATCTTGGCGTTGGCGTAGTTTTTCCAGTTCGACTCCACGAAGATCGCCGCAAAGCCGATAACGATGCCCTTCGGGGAGATCCCGAGGTCGACGCCGGCCTGCATCACTGCCGGGGCGTATTGTGATGCAGACACGACGTCTCCTAGTTAGATCAGTAGCCGGTGGCGTCCACGTAGAAGCACACCCAATGCGTGCCGTCCCACTGGAATTTCACGACGTGCTGCTTGTTGGCGGCGGTCGTGGTCAGCAGGGCTTGCGTGCCGGATGCCAGGAACGAAGCGCCCCATGTGATCGCGCGGATCGTGCCGTTGTCGGTCAGGCGGAACTCGATCACGTCGTACAGATTCGGGGTGCCGGTCAGGCCGGAGGTCATGGACGTGATAGCAGCGGCCAAGCCGGTGAACACGATGACGTCCGCGGTGTCGGTGCTGTACGCCGGGGTAGCGCCGGGAGCAGCCGCGCTGAAGACGCGAGCGGTTTCAAAGTTCCAAGCAGACATAACTGCCTTTCAGTGATGATGGGAGGTGGTTGTGGTGCCGATGGCGGGATTGTGGGGGGCAGTT